CCACTCCACGGAGTACGCAATACGCTTTCAACATGTTTGTTATCAACAGCAACGCCTAAAGGGCCTTGTCCTCGTTTAGCTAGTTCATATGCAGAATGCAACCTATTATCTTTATAGGCAGATTTTAGAAAGCCTGTAATCGATGCATTTGTCTTTTGCCCTAGCTTATCTATCTCCATAAGTGTATCGCCATATAACTTATCAAGCCTAGATATACGAGAACGCATGGAAAGAGTATTTAATTCCAGTAATGTTTTAGGATTACCAGTTTCTTTATACTCTTTCATGTACTCTTCAACGTCTTTTTTCCAAGTTCTAAACTCAGGACCATTGATTAACTTTTTAGCTTCAGCAATAGATATACCATTATCATTAGCAAACTTCCCATAAAGCTGTTCAATGTTAGCTTGAATGCGTTGAGCTGACCGTTCATATTGAGCAGCAAGCTCTTTTTCTACGGTTTCCTGGCTCTTCTTATTCCATTCTTCCTCGCGTTCAGTGCTTCTCCTAGCCCAATATGAATCAGCGCCCATAATTACACCCCTTAACCTAATTTATGCGTGAATTTAACAATGCGAATTTGTTTAGGTTCATATACACGTTTCCAGTTACCTGCATCTTTTAATTCTGCACGAGAAACAGACTCAGCATGTGCACGAGTTGTATTTTGCCATGCTACCCCACGTGGATGCATGATAAATGCTTTACGCATAATCAAGTAGTCAACACCGGAACCTTTCTTTTCGTCGCGGTCTACGGCTGCTTGTTTTAAACCTACTGGATTACCAACACCAAATGCAATAGCACCTTCACCAAATAAGTAAGTAGTGTACTTATCTGTATCAACAGGGCAACCATCATCAACGATAACACGACGGCCCATGTAAGAATCAAAAGATACTGCATCAGATTGACGGATCGTTTGAATTAAGTTCAATTTATCAAGATAAGATTTAGTGGCGGAGTGCATAACAACAGCGGTTAAAGAGTTGCGAGCATCGCCCATAAGTTGCATTGCGTCGATAAACGCTTCGCCGGAGAAGTTAGCCGCTTTACCTGTTTTAGTAGAAATGTCTAAAATATGGTCGGACATTGTAGTAGCAGCGAATACACCATCAAGGATATTAAGTAATTCCTTTTGATGGTCGCGAGCCCAAAAACCTGCAGCTAAATCACCGATAGCTTTCATAGGGTCAGTACCAGCTAATTGAGCAGCCAAGTCTGTGGAGCTCCACATTTTAGCACGTCGAATTGTAGTGGACGTATCTTTATTGGATGTAATTTTTGCAGCAGTAAGGTCTTGACCTTCGATTACGTCTTCAGAGTCGCCAGTTAAATCGTTAAAGAATGGCATGTTATGAACTTGTGCGGGTTCACTTGCTAATTTGTCGAATTGAGAGTCGCGAGTGATAATGCCAGATTGGAAAATAGCGGACAATTCAGCCGTACGATTTACAACATAATTCGCAAAGAACGGCGTAGGGTTAATAATGTCTTGTAAAGTTGTTCCCATTAGTTACCTCCTAGGGTTAGAAATTGATTTCAACACCTGCTTCACTTGCTAATTGTTTAGCTTTAACAGGGTCTTTAGAGAATAATTCTGCTTGTTGCGTTAGATTGTAATGTTCTTTAGAGAATGGGTTATTTGCAGGCGTACCGCTTCCCTTGTTAGGGTCATATTTGAATTTAGGGTCGCCTTCCGGTTTGAATAAGAATGATTTATTGGTTTTTAATTCCTTTAATTGTTCATCCAAACCAGTTACTTTTCCATCTTCACCAAGAATGAGTTTAGACTTGTCAATCAAGTTAGCTACGAGTTCAGCGTCCTGAGCTGTATCACCGATTGCTAATTGAACAGCAGTAGATATTTTTAAATTCTTCAAATCTTGCTCTGCTTTTAAAGCATTAGCTTTATTTTCGGCTTGCAGTTTAGTGATTTTATCTTTAAGAGTTGTAATATCACCCTCGCTGTCCTTTAATGTCTTTAACTGTTTATCACGGTCTGCAACAGTGGTTTCAAGGTTTTTCTTTTCCGCGATAACCTCGTTAAATCGTGATTTAGGTACATATTCACCATCCAAGAATGTTTTAAATTCTTGCGTTGCGCTTTCAATTTTATCTTCCGCAATGCCTAATTTTTGTAATAATTCTTTCAGTGTCATGTAATGTCTCCTATCCGGTTTTTACCGTGGTTTACCTGCCACGAGTTACTAGAGATTAAATTTATATATATGACTATTGGTCTTCGTGTTCATCATCGTCATGGTCGTTCATAGAGCCATCGTCATGATGTTCATGTTGCCAATCATCATAAATACCATTGTTAGATTCTGCCTCTTCGGCTTCAATTTGTTTAAGTTCCTCGTTTACATCTTCAACGAATGGGTGATGAGCGAGAATACTACGTTTAGAAACAACTCCCATTGATTGAGAGCACATGTTAACTAAATCACTATCATTCTTAACAGATGTACGAGTCCATGTTTGATTAATGGTTACCTTATCATTGCCATGAAATTTGCAAATAGCACGGATAAGTTGATTAAATCCTAACTGGAATTCTGTTTCCATCATGCCAGCTTTTAATTCGAGCAACGTATACAAAAACTTCATCGCCTCGCCACTCGTTCCATCTAATCCTTGTTGCTGTGGATCAACACCTTGGCCCATGTCAAAGATAGCTTTACGAGTAATATCAAGGAGTTCCTTGCGTGCTTCAATTGGAATATCAATCGTTAATGTAGAAATACCGCTTTTATCATCAGGACCAGTAGAGTCCATTTGAATTGCCTTATATTTCTTCATTCCGTTTAAGAATTCAGCTAAATCTTCACCGCCATAGTTAGTTAGTACAAAAATAACCTCTTGCACATCCTCAAGGTCATTTAAGAAACCGCTGTATGTTTTATCATACACATCAATAAGTTTCTTAATGCGGTTTAAATCAGGCGTATATGTAGCATTGTTAGCAAACGGAATAAAAGGAACTGCGCCCATATCATGGGGCATTGTGTCAACCTCAACCATATTGCCAGTAGGGTCAATCATCGCAAACGCTAAATAAGGTTGGAGCTGGTCCACTACATCACCACTTCGAATAGAAAAGGCTTGTACTTCCTTATCGTTCCAAAATTCATAAACCGTGATGTTTTCTCCTGCTTCGTTTGTATCCTCATATACCCTAAACACGCCCTCTAATTTTGTATTGATATGATTGTTCCATACAGGTACGATTTGAGTTGCTGGAATAGTGGCCCATTGAAAGTTCTTATCTTCATCTGTCCAATAATGAACCCAAGCGATACCTCCATTTGTCGCTTTAACGCATAAATCTTTACATTTCTTTTCGTAAGCATCGCCTAAATCTTCAAGAATAGCATCGTTTAACGCGTCATTCTTAACGTCAAAGATAGGTGGTGCTGTAAACATGTATGCAGTTTTTTGATCCACTAATAAAGGGTAAAAAGAATAGGCGATACGATTATCTGCTTGATGCATAGGGTTAAACGTGTCGCCTTTTCGTTGTGCCTCTTCCTGGCTTTTTGGTTTTTCTTTTAAATAGTTGATATCGTTATCTACCATGTAGTAGCGTTCAGATACCATCATTTGTGAAATAACATCACCATGTCGAGGCATATGCTTTTTAATTAGCTTTTTAATTAATTCAATATCCAATCTTTCACCTTCCTTATTTCAATATACGAACACCTTTACGGCCGTCAAATTCTTCCATAGCGTAACGCATGGCATCCATTAAATGGTTGAAATCATCTATAGGCTTATTTATCGCATTGTCGAACTTATCTTTATCCCATGTGTAATTACTAATTTCTGTAATGAAATTAACACACCTAGGATGAATAATAATTTTATAGTCCTGGATAATCGAAATGCCGGCACGAATTGAGTCAGGTCCTTTTTTTGCTGCTCTAATTCTAGTGAGGCCAGCCTTGCGTAAATACGCAATCGATTTAGGTTCCGCGCTATCTGCTTTAATTCGTTCTTTGGAATATCCCATTTCGGATACTTTTGAC